GTTGGATCGGTAGTACCAACAGGTACTTGAGCATTATTTATCAATGTTGGATATAATTTAAGTATACTTGCTATATCTTCCAAAATACTTTTCAAATCATCTCCCTTAACTACTGGTTGTAATTTAGCTGGTTCTGTACTACCTAATTTTATATCATCTGATATGATATCTAAAACAGGTGTATTAATGTTAATATTATTTACAGCTCTAAGTTTTAAATTATCTCTTCCACTAATAAATATACCATCGGATTTTATTAGTATTTTTTTACCCTTAATTTGTTCACCGTCAAACTCTGTACCTGATAATCCGTCTGATGTTAAATAAATTGAACTATCATCTGTATCAATATTTTCAGTTGTAAATGCACCTTCACTTTCATCTATATTTGTTCGTATCTTAATTGATGGTTTATTTTTATGACTATCAAAATGTATTGACTGTCCAAATCTACCTTCATATAAAACACAACCTTCACCTATTTGAAGTGGTTTAACATTTTTTCTTTCAAAAGTTTTACCATACTTTGTATTCTTTTCATACGTACCAGAAGCGCCCGGTATAGAATTTTCATTTATAGAACCTTTACGATTTATAATACTTGTATAATAATGTTGTCCATTATATTCAATAGCTACTACGTGTTCACCGACTACAGGAACTGTAACAACATTAGGCATTAAAGGTTTTACAACTCCACCGAGTATTTCTTGATTTGGATTATTAATAAAAGTTCCTTTAACACTACCACGATTTCCAGGTTCATTTAATATAACTTCTTTAACTTCAAACGCTTCTGATTCATGGTAGTCATATTGTGAAGCGTTCATAATTTGTTTTACCATTGAAGCTATTCTGGAATAAGTTGGCATACCAGTTGGATAAGACGTAGTTGTATCTACAGTTCTTTTATGTTTCCAGGCCATTTAACTTACCTTTTTTACTGATTCTATTTTGTTGTGTATTTTATCTGATTCTACTTGTAAATCTTTAACAACATCTTCCATCCCTGTAAGTAGTTGTGCTTTCTCTTCTTCTGATAATCCATATTCATCTTCAGTGCCAGCTCTACTTTCCGCTGAAATTAATCGTTGAACAACTCCTGCCATTTTTACAAGTTGGTCATCATTCTTAACATTAATTTCTAAATACTCTTTTATCATCGGAACTATCTGAATTGCGGTGTCGCCGTCTTTAATAAATTGAACAAGTTCTTTCGTTAACACATCAAGTTGTTTACGATTATATTGTGTATTATCGTATATGTCTTTAAAAAGAGAAGAAAGTGATTTTCCTTCAAAGATTTCGTAATCGATTGCCATAGCTTACCTTAAATATTATTTGTCTCTTAATTGATACTCAAAACTCAAATATAAATATATTACAACCTAAAAACTTCTATATATAAATATATATTGAAATTTATTATTTGTATGCGTATATAGTTATTATTGAGTAAAGGGTTTTGAGGTTTTTACCGATTTACCCTTTTTTTCTAACTAACGGGAGATAACCGATGAAGGAAATCATAACAATGGTTAAAGGATACGTTGATGACTTAGCTCATCTAATGATGTCTTTTGTAGCTATAGGTGCTGTTTCTGAAGTAATCTTTGGATCTGGTATCTTTGGTGTCAAAGTTATTGGTAACCTAACATCTATCATAAACACATTCGGCGAATCGGGTTTCGCCGGACTCGTCGCATTGTTGGTGTTGGTGGGTTTATTTCGTAAGTAGGAGCGAAATAGGTTTGATAGCCCTACACTATCAAGCATAAAAAAAGGGGAGCTTTTTAGTTCCCCTTTTTTTTATACAAAAAACTTCAACCCTAATACGGCTAACCAAAGTTTGTTAATGAAGTCTTCTTCTTGTGGAGCCAGAGATTGGATTCGAACCAACGACCTGAGGTTTACAAAACCCCTGCTCTACCAACTGAGCTACTCTG